CAAGTTCACCAACACTTCAACGGGGGCAGCAGACACCGACGGTTTCGATCTTGAATCGAATGGTGTGGACTTCAACTTTGTTCTGCGGGAGGCTGGGGCGCTCAAGTTTTGGACATCCTCTGCCCAGCGGATGACGGTTGGGTCGAACGGTGATGTCGGTATCGGGATTACCCCAACGGGCACCGCGAAGTTGGCTCTGCATGGTGGCCTCAGGTTCACGGCCGCTGTCGCAGAGGGCGACATCTACACGGGCCTCGGTGCGGTAGGCACCGACATCGTCGCACTCTGCACGGCTGGCACGGAGAGGGTGCGGGTGACCTCGGCTGGTGATGTCGGCATCGGGGAGGCGTCCCCGGCGACACGCCTTGTCGTCCGCGAGGACAACGCCGGTGGGCGTGGTGGCGAACTCGCCATCATCAACTACGCATCCGCTACGGTCGGGTCCGAGGCAGCACTGTCATTCGGGCTGGAAAACTCAACCTACGCGGGCGCCGACGGCAACGCCCACATCTACGCGGCCCTCCTGAACACGAACGGTCAGTCGGCGCTCCGGTTCCGAACGTGGAACGGGTCGTCTACCCTCGTCGGCTTTGAGATCGACGGCGACAACGACCTCCGACCGGGTGCCGACAACGCCTACTCGCTCGGTGATTCTGGTCGGCGCTGGCTTGATGTGTGGGCCGTCGATGGGTCGATCAACACCTCCGACGCCGACCTGAAAACCGAGGTGCAGGAATCCGACCTCGGGTTGGGCTTCATCAACGAGTTGGAGCCGGTTTCGTTCAAGTGGATCGAAACCAAGGGCCGCGCCGGGGTGCGCCGACATTACGGGTTCGTCGCCCAGCATGTGGCGCAGGTTCTGGGCGACTCCGCGTCCGACGTTGGCATCTGGGTGGACGGACTCAAGAAAGGCAGGCCAGCAACGCCCGAGGTGCTTGACGACGACGGCAACGTGGTGCACCAAGCAGGTGCCGCAACCCCCGATGTTCAGGGGGCACAAGGTCTACGGACTACGGAGTTGATTGCACCGTTGGTGAAGGCCGTGCAGGAACTCGCCGCCCGCGTGGAGACGTTGGAGGCGGCATGACCGATATCGCTGTGACCGCCGACGAGATCGTCAACGAACTCCAAACCAGCACACCCGCCCAACCATGGGTTCTCGTCGCAGCACTACGAGTCGAAAACCGGAAACTCCGCGAACTGTTGGAGGCGGCTGATGCTGCCGATCAGCAGAACTGACTGGGGCGCAAAAACCCCCCGTTGGACAAGTCGGCTAAACCGACCGGTCAACAACGTCTTCATCCACCACGGCGCAGTCGAACTCAAAGACCACAGCCAAGAAGGCGAAGCCGCCACATTACGAGCCTACCAGCGGCACCATGTCGAAACCCGCCGATGGTCCGACATTGCGTACTCGTTCGCTGTCGGCGTCGAATCGGGTCGGGTGTACGAGCTGCGAGGCTGGGACAACCGTGGCGGGGCAACCCGCAACCACAACAAAGACTCGTATGCGATCTGTCTGATTGGTGACACCACCAAGCAGCAGATTTCGCAGGCCGCTATCGACGCGATTCGTGAACTGATCGCCCACGGGATTTCAAGCAACAAGATCAGCGCCCCTACATTCCAGATCCGCGGCCACCGTGATGTGAAGGCAACGAGTTGCCCCGGCGAATCCGCCTACGCGGTTCTTTCCCAGATGTACCCGGGTCAGGGTGAATCTCCTGACGAGCCGGCAGTAATCCCGGTGTTGAAGCCGCCGCCTTATGTGAAGGCGTTGCGGTTGCGTCGCCCCCGGATGCGCGGCTACGCAGTCAAATGGGTTCAAGCTGCTGTTGGCGCAACGCCGATAGATGGCATCTTTGGCCCTGGAACGAAGAAGAAGGTGGTTGCTTGGCAACGTGCCAATGGGCTTGTCGCGGATGGCGTCGCTGGCCGTCGTAGTTGGAAGGTAATGTTCGGGGCCGGGTGATGGGGGTGGAGTGGGTCGGCGCGTTCGGTGTCATCGCAGCAGCGGTAGTAACCGGCGTGTTTGGCGTCGTCCTGAATCGGCTCCGCTTAGAGAACACTGAACAGCACAACATGGTCACCCACGGTTTGATCCGGCTCGAGGGCAAGGTCGACACTGTTCAGGACGATGTGACCGGGTTGACTGTATGGACCCGTGTCCATGAGGAACACCACAAACTGATCGAGAAGGGTTGAGTTGTCAGCACTCGACTATCAAAGTGACAGAGACTATCGGCAAGCGTCGACCACCTACCAGGGGTCACAGACGGTTGCCGTGTCTGCCGCGCTTGTGGCCGGGGTGGCGGGGGTCGGGGCACCCGTCGTTTCCGGGTCGGCCCTTGCGGCCCCAGCCGTTCTCTCCTCCGCGGCTGCGGTCCCAGCGCCGACTATTTCCGGGGGCGCAATCGCTGCCCCGGCCACGCTTGTTGCTACTGCCGCGGTCTTGTCGCCAACAGTTGCCGGTGCTGCCGTTGTCAGCGGCAGTGTGGTTGCTGGCGTCGGGGCCGTCGGTGATGCCACCGTTGCATCGACCGTTGCGGTCGCGGCAGGTGCCGTCGCGGGGGTGGCGGCGGTTCCGTCTGTGGTCGCTCGTAGCGTTGTTGATGTCGCTGCTGGCGTTGTCGCTGGCGTGGCTGCGTCACCAGCTCCGACGGTTAGTCAAACAGCCGATGTTCTAGTGGATCCGGTGACGACTACTTCTGGTGTTGGTGTGTTGCGACTTGGCCGGCATGTGGTTACCAACACGACTCCTGGTGGCAACAGGCTCGCTGAGGGGGAGGCATGGTTCAACCCGTTGTCGGCGGAGAATCGTCTTGCCCGTTTCTACACACCCCGTGATCGTGGGATCAACGTGTGGATCGTGTCCGATGCGACTGTCACTACCGACTACCCGGCTGATGCAACTACTATTACGAGGACAATCCACGGCGGGCACGACAGCCCTGACTTGACGGATGCGGAATCCGACCTGTTGGTTGCCGCCGGGTACGATATGGAAGTAGGAGAGAGGATCGCGGCATGACCGAGAAGAAAGAGTTGACATTCGGGGAGAAGGCCCGGTCTGTGTCATTCCAGCCGAAGGGCAACCGGCCTCGTCAGGTGGAACGCTCCCTCGAGCGGGACAGGGAGGCGTACAAGCGCCTCAAAGACGACGGGCTTCAGCCGGGGAATGTGCTGGGTGCCGCCGATCTCGAGGTTCGGGCAGCCGAAAAGTTCGAGGTGGAAACGGGGCAGATCATCACCGACGACGCAACCAGGAAGGAAGCGGTAGAGATCGTGGGTGACTCGTCGTGACTGCACAGGTATGGATTGACAAGACCCGGGATTTGCTTCTCGGCGGCACTGTCGAACCACTCAACCGGCTCAATGGCGACATCCTTGTGGGTGCGGCACAGTTGACTGTCGAGTTCGACACTGGCCCGATTGTGACCGGGTCGGTTATCGAGATCGGAACCGAACTCATGTACGTCACGGCCGTTGCCGGAACAACGGTGTCGGTGATGCGCGGCTACGGCGGTTCCACCGCAGCGGCACACACCTCCACGGACATCATCCGCTCCAACCCGCAGTACCCGGGGCACATGATCCTCGACGCCGTCAACGACGACCTCAACGACCTGTCCAGCCCACGCAACGGTCTATACCAGATGCAGACCACGACGTTCACCTACAACTCCACCAAGGACGGATACAACCTTGCTGCGGATGCGTTGGCGGTGCGTCGCGTCACCTGGGTTCACACCTCGTCGGATCTGTCTGAGCCAGAGGTGCGACGCTTCACGGTGAAACGCAACCGGGACACCTCGGCGTTTGCGTCGGGGGTGGCGCTTGTGTTGCAGGATCTTCCCGAGGCGGGCCAAACGGTTCGGGTGGAGTACACGACTGGGTTCACGGCGTTGACGGATTCGTCTACGGCATTGTCTGCGGTGGGCCTCCATGCTGAAGCTTACGATTTGCCACCTATGGGGGCGGCGCTTGCCATTATGAGTTTCCGTCCGATTGCCCGCGAGTCGATTACCCAGCAGCCTCCTGTTCGTCGGGCGGAGGAAGTACCCCCCGGGGCTATCTCGGCGTCGATGAGGGATCTCAGGTTTCGCCGGCAGGAACGCATCCAATCCGAAGCAGCTCGTCTTGCACAGATGTATCCCACGACATGGCATCGAAGCGGCCGATAGCCGGTCATGGTCGCTGGCGGATTCGACGTTGCGGTTGACGGGCGCAAGTACCTGGTTGATACGGCCGGGTACCGGCGTAGGACTATCCCCGCGCAGCGTGAGCAGCGCGACACATCAACCGATGTGGGTGAACACACCCTTTCGTCGGCAGGCCAGTGGATTCGTTCGCAAACCGATTGGTCGTATGGAAGTGGGCAACGCCACTACGACATAGCAGACGCTGACCGTCGCCGGTTCGATACGTCGGCAAACGTGGACGTATTCACCGAGGGTCAGATCAGCCTGTGCAAGGCAATCGAGCAGAAGGCCACCGGGTCGAACTCGAACCTGTACGCCCGCGTCGTCAACGGCACAGTCTTCTACTTCTCTGACGGGACGGACCTCAAATACGGCGACCCGGATGTGAACGCTGGTGCGTACTCCCCGGCTGCGACGCCGATGGGTGGCACCATCCAGGACTGGACATCCGACGGGGCTTCCGTCTACGCCACCATCGGTTCGGCAGTGAAGAAGGCCACCGTGTCCAACACGACGACAGCGTCCACAGTTGGATCGTTTGCCGGCGATGTCATCGAGTTCGCCAACGGCAGGCTGCTGTCCGCTGACGGTGCCCGCATCGTGGAACTCAACAGCTCGGGGGCGGTACTCACATTCGACAAGACCCTCACCGGCACCTGCAAAGTCATCAAGGGTGGACCGACCGCTATCTACGCCGGATACAACGACAACGGGCAAGGCATCCTCTACGGCATCAGCGTGTCCACGACCGACGGGGCATTGTCCTACCCGGTGCCAGCCGCGGTTCTTCCCGTGGGGGAAACCTTCACCGGGCCTTTCAGCATCGACGTATTCGGTGAGGTCATGGTCGTTGGCACAAGCGCAGGTGTCCGCTTCGGCGTCATCAGCGGCCAAGACCAGTTCAGTGTGTCCCTCGGCCCGGTCATTGACGACGGCGGCGCAGCGTATGGGGTACGCATCGTAGGCAGATACGCCTACTGGGGGACCACGAACGGCAACACTTGGAAGGCGGACCTCGTCAAGTTCGTTGACACACTCGTCCCGGCCTACTCCAAGTTCCTGGCGTTTGACTCCGGGTCATACGGCAACGTCCAGTCGCTCGAGGTGTTCGACTCGAAACTGTTCTTCACCGACTCGTCGGGCGAACTGTACGGGGAGGATGCAAGCGGCGACCTTGCAGCCACCGGGGAAGTCACTGTTGGACTCGTCAGCTTCGGCACAGTCGCCAAGAAGGTTTTGCGAGCCACCTCTGGCCGGTTCACCGCTGCACAAAACACGTTGGCTTCTCCAACGGACTACGCGACTGTCACCGACTACCAAGACCCCCTCGACTACCGCGGCGTCACGCAGGGCGTCACGGGTGCTGTAACCATCACCGTGACCGACGATACGAACGCATCGGTTGCGTTGGCGGTCGCCGCAGCGCAGGCAGAAACGGCTTACACCGGGGCGACAACCGCCGAAGTGTACGAAGTCAAACTCACGCTGACCAGGGACGCAAGCGACACAACCACCGGGCCGATACTTGAACGCTGGTCCCTTCACGCCCGCCCGCAACCGCAACGCATCGAAGAGATCATCGCCCCCTTGATCCTCCAAGGCATGGTCACAACCTCTGGCGGTGCCGGTGCTGCCGCGTATTACGACACGCTTGATGAGTACAATGCTTTGAGAACCTTGGTGGTTTCCGCAGCGGAAGTCACCTACGAGGAAGGCACCGGCCGCACAGACACGGTCACTGTCGAAGACCTTGAACTGCAACCCCTGCGGTTCTCGGATGACAACAGTTGGTGGGAGGGTACATGCCTGGTGAGGATGTTGACGAGCCCGCAGGGCTAGAAGACTTCGTCCGGTGGGACGCAGCAGGTAGGGGGCGACCCCGCCGTTGGGTCGACCAGTTGGACGCCCATGTCGTTGAACAGATCATGGAATCGCAGGCGCCTCCTTCGGTTATTGTCCGCTGGTTGGAGTCCCTCGGGTACGAGGATGCAACGGTTGCGAAGGTGAAGGTTTTGACCTCTACCCGGGTGAGGCTGTGACCAGCCTGGACGAGTTCGCTGAAACAGCGGCACTGGTCGAACGCCTAACAGCATCGGAAAAGCAGGCGGCGGTTGCGAAGACCGATTTGTCTGTAGCGAAGGCCCAACTCGAGCAGGCCCACCATCGGGTAGATGACCTTCAGGTTCGTGTCGATGTGTACGAAGCGTGTGTCGGCATGGACCCACCGAACTGGTTGGTACCGAAACGACCCGGGCGAGGCAAGGCCATTGTTTGCTCCATGTTGTCGGATACGCACTGGGACGAAGTCGTGTCCGTTGTCGAGATGGACGGCCGCGGATGCTACAACCGGGTCATTGCCGAACAGCGCCTACGCCGCTTCACCGACAAGACCATCGAGTTGGCCCGCGACTACACTGCCGGCGTCGACATCGAAGGACTCGTCCTTATCCTCGGCGGCGACCTGGTTTCTGGTTTGATCCATGAGGAACTCCGCGAGTCAAACGAATGCTCTGCGCTAGAAACCGTTGTCTTTTGGGCAGGCCGTTTGGCGGCAACGGTGACGACACTCGCAGACCATTTCGGCACCGTGCATTGTCCTGCGGTGGTTGGCAACCACGGCCGCATGACCCGCAAGCCACGCATGAAGGGCCGGGTTCGCGACAACCTCGACTGGTTGCTTGTGACCACCACGGCAACACACCTTGCCGGCGACGACCGAATCACATGGCAGATCAGCGAATCTGCTGACTGCTTGTTCAGCGTCTACAATACGAGACACCTGCTTACACACGGCGACCAGGTGAAAGGCGGTGGAGGCATTGGCGGTATCTGGCCTCCGATCATGCGGCTTCGTGCCCGCAAGCAGGTCAACTGTCCCCACGATGTTCTCATCATGGGGCATTGGCACCAGCTCGTACAGGCGGCTTCGGCCGGTTTGATCGTCAATGGTTGCACGAAAGGCCCGGACGAGTTCGCGGCCATTATGAACTTTCCCGACGAGCCGCCGCAGCAAGCGTGGTGGCTGGTCACCCCGGAACACGGCGTGACCGTTCAATCACCCATCTTCGTGATGGACAAGCAAAAGGAGAAATGGGCATGACCCACTTGAAGGATCTCGGAGAACGCAGCATCGCGACGGCGGCGCAGGTGTTTCTCGCCACCTGGACAGTCGGTGACATGGCGGGCGCTAAGGCTGCCGCAGTGGCTGCGGTTGCCGCCGGCCTCGCTGTCGTCAAGGGCTTCCTCGCCAAGCGGTTCGGTGACCCGAACAGTGCCTCGCTTATGAGGTAGTTGACACTGTCACACCCCTCCATTACTCTTACCTCCACATCAAGCTCTAGGGAGGTCAGAGCATATGGGTGACGAATCAACCACAACCGGGTTGCTGTCCAGCACTGTTGGGACGTTTCTGCGTCTTCAACGTGAGGCGAAAGGCCCGAAGCCGACGGCGTGCGGGACACCGCTTCGTGGGTCACAGGCCGGTGGCTGCACACGGGGGACCGCGTTTGAAATAGCGCGTATCCCACCGTCCAACCTGCCGGATGATGCAACGCTGATTGCGTTCCGCATCGGGGATGCAATGCATGCACTCCTCCAAGAGGCCATGCATGCCATGTGGCCGGATTTCGAATCGGAAGTGAAGGTCGACTGCCGTCCCCTCGGGTTCGACCTGTCGGGCCACGCCGACGGCGTTTGGATGCTAGGCGACGACAAGGTCGTGGACGAGTACAAGACACAGTCGTCGTTCGCGTTCGGACTTGCGAAGAAGTCCAACGCTCCGAAGATTAAGCATGTGCAACAAGCCGCCATGTATGCACTGGGCCTCGGCGCTGACCAGATCCGGCTCGTTTACCTGGCGAAGGAAGGCTCCTACCGGGATGGTGCGAAACCGGGGCAGTTGCTGGTGTGGCGGTGGCGGATGGATGGCCCAGCCGTCGAGCAGGACGAGCATGGCAACGACTTGCTTGACGAGAACGGCAACCCGTCGGTTCTGTTCGACGGTCAGACGATTGAGCAGATCGGCATGGCTGAACTGTGGCGTCTGCAAGCCGTGTGGGACGAGGTCAAGGAAGGTGTAGTGCCTGCTCGTGACGTTCCCGGGTTCGGGCTGGTGGATGTACCGCCGCCTTATATCACTGAGAAGGCGTCGAAGGGTCAGCCTTGGAACTGTCGTTACTGCTGGCATCGGGATTTGTGTGCTGTGCATCCGACGGAGGCGATGCCGGTTGATTTGGCGTCGGGCACTGTGCGGGCGAACTGGAAGCCGCCTGTTGATGAGGTGGAAGAGGCGGGGGTGACGTTGTGACGAAGCCTGTGTCAACTGGTCGTGGCCGGCGACGCCTCGAGCAGTGCGAAGCCTGCAAGGGGTGGGTCGGTGCGAAGCTTTGGGAAACCTACGGACAGATGTGCCCGTTGTGTGGTGCAGGAAGAGAGGTGTCGTCGTGAGCGACGTACTTGAACAGTTGGGGGCACCGTTCCCGAAGTCAACCGAGTCGTCGTTGAAGAAGGGCGGCACGACCCTGACGTATATCCCAGTGTCGGCAGTGATTGCCCGCACCAACGAGGTGCTGGGCTTGGACTGGTCGTACCAGGTGATTTCAACAGAGGTTGTCGACGGTTGGATCATCGCCCATGTACGCGTCTTCACGGCGCATACCGAGCGCGATGGCTTTGGCGGGCAGGAGATCAAGCATCGCCGCGACGGCCAGATTCTCGACATGGGCCACGACTACAAGGGCGCAGTGTCGGATGCCTTGAAGAAGGCGTTGCAGGCGTTCGGCGTTGGCCTCTACCTGGCGACGCATGACGAGTCGTTGAGTTCAACTTTCGTGAAGGAGAAGGCGGCAGGAGCAGCGGCTGATGAGCAGCGACCCCAAGACCTCCGGGGTGACCCTGCTCCTGCCGCCACTGCCGACGTTGGAGCCTCGTTGAAGGCGCTTGCGAAGAGAGGCAAGGATCTTGGCCTGTCCAGCGCCGACCTTCGTGGAGTCGCATCGCAGGTGCTTGGCCGCGTCATCGCCAAAGCATCCGACATCACCCTCGAGGAAGACATTGAGTTGGTGCAACAACGCCTCGATGATCTAGAAGCCCGACAAGCCAAGGAGGACAAGTAGCCATGATCCGTGTACACGGCAACGGAAACGTAGTTTCAGACCCGGAGGTGCGTCACACCCCCGGGGGGAAGGCTGTCTGCACAGTGCGTGTAGCCGCCTACAACGGCAAGGACGCCAAACTGTTCATCGACTTGGAGGTGTGGGAGGATGTCGCGGAGAACGTCCGCGCCAGCTCGTTGTCCAAGGGTGACCGTGTCGTCTTCGACGGGTTGCTTCGCGAGGATGAGTGGTTGAACAAAGAAGGCGAAACCCGCCGGAAGATGAAGATCAGCGTCAGCGAGATCGGCCCGTCGCTTACCTACGCCTATGCGAACGTGACGAAGGTCGAGTCGAACCAGGATGCGGGCGACCGCCGGCAGCGTTCGGAGCGTTCCGCTGAGGTAACCGACGAGGCCCGTGCCGTGCAGGCAACCGTGTTCGCAGATGACGAGGAGCCGTTCTGATGGGCTGCTACGACGAGATCGAGCGGCGTGCCATCGTTGCGGACGACGCCGAACTGCGGGTGCGGCAACACATCCATGTCGCACGGGCGGTAACGGAGGCGCTGAACAACCGGATCAAGGTTTCAACTGAACTCCAGGTTTGGGAGGTCGTAGGGGCATTGGTGTTGGCGAACGGGCGGCTGGCGGTGGACGACGCATGCCAAACGTCGTGGCGGGCCTCGGAGATTGTGAACCGGGAAAGCGAAGAGGAGGCGGCAAACCTCGAGTTGTCATTGAAGGAGGCGTCGTGAGTTCGCCGTCGAAGAAGAAGGGCACCAGTTACGAACGGGCTGTCGCCAACTATCTCAACGAACGGTTGCCGTGGTTCATTGACCGCATGGTTCTCTACGGCAACCAGGATCGTGGCGACATTTCCGGCATCCCCGACTGGGCGATTGAATGCAAGGCGACCCGCGAGTTCAAACTGGCAAAGTTCGTGGCCGAAGCAGAAGCAGAGGCAGAGAACCTCGGTGTCCCGTTTGGTGCAGCGATTGTGAAGTCCCCCGGGCGACCCGTCGAGGACTCGTTCGTGGTGGTTTCGCTCCGCCAGTTCGCGGACATGCTGTCGTGAACGGCCAAGCAGCGTTGCCGTTTGCCCCCGGGTCGCGTACCTCGGCGGAAGCAGCGATGGCGATTGTGTCCCGGGTCGGCGGGTTGCGTGCCAAACTGCTGGGGTGGCTGATCGCTAACGGGCCAGCCACAGACCGTCAAATGCAGGACGGGTTGTTTATGGACGGGTCAACGCAGCGACCGAGGCGCATCGAGCTGGAGCGCCTCGGGTTCATCGTTGCAGTGGATGAAGTAAGGCAGGACAACGGTCGCCGTGCGACCAGGTGGGGGGTAAAGGGGTGAAGCGGATCAGACGCTGGTTCTGGGGTCGGCTACGGCTGCTACAGGAGTTGCATCAGACGGAGAAGTCGCTGCTTGCATCCTTGCACCAGTTGCATTCTCAGGAGCAGTTGTGGGACCAGTTCGACGGCTGCTACCAGGATCTCATCGCTGAGGTGAGAGACAAGACACAACGCCTCGAAGCGCAGGACATCATGTTGCGGGCCTTGGGATCAATCGCTGAGACAGGTGCCGAGCATGGCGATTGACTTGTTCGGTGGCGACATCCAGTACTCTGATCCGGTGGCAATAGCCGAACGCCTCTACACGACTTGGCGGTCCATCCCCGAATGCCGCCCCGGTTACGACACAGAGTCGCGGGCCAGAGTTGTGAAGCGCCGGATAGCAGAAGCCGTTGAGGACGGCTGGCCTATCGAGGTCATCCTTGCCGCCCTCGAGCGGTCCTACAACTTCAAGGCGCCACGACCCGACGGGTCATCAGCGTTTCAAACCGCGCTCGATATAGCGCACCGTGAGGAGAAGAAGCGGTCGGAGGCTCAGATGACTCCGACACAGGCGGCGATTCTCCGGGTGCGAAATGCGGCGATCCAGAGCGGCTGAATGGAAACTCCAAGCGGCGTGCCGTGGCGAACCGGTCCAGATTTTCTACGACCCGGGGTACCTCGAACTAGCGAAGAGCTTCTGCGATGGATGTCCCGTCCGCCGGCCATGCCATATAGCGGCACAGCGGGGCAACGAGTACGGGACTTGGGCCGGGAAGGTTTGGAACACCCTTCCCGACGAGGACGCAGCATGACTGGCCCGTCGGAAATGGTGCCCGACAACCCGGAGGAATGCGACATCCAGGTCTACGGATTTTGGGACAACGAACACGGGCCGCTTGTCGCGTTGACGGCGATGCCACCGGGAACAGATACGTCTGGCCCAATGGGCTCATTCGTCATGTCGCCTGACGCTGCGCTCAGTCTTGCGGGCCGCATCCTCGAGCAGGCTTGGAAGATAACGGAATGATCCAGTGGCTTGGCATCGTCGCCGGTTTGTTCGCCATGCTCGCCGCTGCTTTATTATTCGGTGAGTCCAGCCAAGGGGGCAGCACTGCCGGGATCTCCGGTTTCCCCCCATACAGCATTCCAGTGGGCGTATCGGTCCCCTTGGATGCTGTGACCGTTGAGAACCTCGGGTTGCGGCTAGCCCGACAGGTGGTGCTGCCCCCGCTTACTACGACGACGCTTGCGCCGACGACTACGACGACGCTTACATGGGCCGGAACAGTCGGGTTCGACCGTCCGCCACCCTCTGCCAGGCAAGAGGCGGAGGTGGTGGATGGGACCGGGGTTCGAATCCCCGCCGGTCCACACTTGGATTTGTTAGACGAAAGCGGGTCACCGGTTCGGGCAACCGACACAACCACAGACAAGGAGGTGTCGGCCGTTCCGACGACGCTGCCTGAGCCGGTGACCCGTGAATACTTGGAGGGCATCGTGCGGGAGTACTTCCCGGGCGACGAGTACGAGTATGCGGCAGCAGTGGTGGCATGCGAGTCGTCGTGGAACCCGGATGCGATCTGGACCGGGGCGAAGAACAAGACGCCGCAAACGAAGAGTGCCGCTGGGCTGTTCCAGTTCATTCAACGAACCTGGGTTTGGGTAGCGGAGGATGCCGGCGTGGACCCGGACCCTGCGGCCCGCCTCGACCCGGTGCAGGCGACACAGGCGGCGAGGCATTTGGTGGATCGTGCGGGGGGCGGCTGGTCACACTGGGAGTGTGCGCCGTGACCACGGTTTGGCAGCGACCCGAGTGGCACGACAACGCAGCCTGCCGCGACACTGGCCCCACCATTTTCTTTCCCACTACAGCAGGCGTCGGCAACATCTTGAAAGCCCTAAAGATTTGCGAGTCGTGCCCAGTAATAAAAGAATGTGGCGAGTGGGCAGCGACACAAAACGAAGAGTTCGGCATATGGGGTGGGCAATCTTGTAGGCAAAGGACACGCGCCCGCCGAAAGTTGATTCCAAAGTCGGCGTTGTGTGTCATTTGTGAATGCGAATATGCGCCGAAACGGTTGGGGTCAAAGACCTGCTCGAGGCGGTGCGCTGACAAGAACCGGTACCGGTTGCAGGCAGAAAGACGGGCGGCGCAACGTGGTGCAGCATGAGGCCCGGGTCGTTATCTCGTTGTTCGATGAATCAGCGGTAATGCTGGCCCCCTGGCGTGAAGCAGGCTTTGAATGTTGGGCGGTCGACGCCGCCCACCCTCCGGGGGTCACCGTTACCGACGACTTCCATCTCGTCGGCCACGATCTGGCTGTCCCGTGGATGCCGCCGTTCGGCCGTGACCGGATCGCGTTCGTGTCCGCGTTCCCGCCATGTAATCATCTGGCCGTGTCTGGTGCCCGTTGGTTCCAAGGCAAGGGGCTGAGACTGCTTGCCGACTCGATTGTCC